CGGATTGTACCACATAGCAATGGGTGCAGTACTTGGATTAGCGGCATTTGGTCGCACACAAGAAAAAATGACCGGATCAAACAATGGTGGAGCGCCTGTAACAATTCCTGCTCCAATAGCAAGACCAATTCCGGCGGCAGTATCAAAAGGTCCAGCAGCAGTTGCTGAGCCAGAACTATAAAGGATAAGATATGAAATACATTTTAACAGCAATAGTTGCTAGTTTAATTACACTAACAGGATGTGCTAAGTTAGAGCCGGTGAAGGTAGTTCCAGTAGTAGCGGAACTAAAAGCAGTGCCAATAGTAGTAGAAGCCGTTAAAGTAGTGCCAATAGTAGTAGAAGCCGTTAAAGTAGTGCCAATAGTAGTAGAAGCTGTTAAAGAAGCTCCAAAGACTAAACGAATCTGTAAAGATTCTAAAGATAAGAGCGGTAAAGTTATTAAGAATAAAGATGGCAGTGCAAAGCAGGCTTGCAAAACTATTAAAATTCATAAAAAACATGAAGGAACTAAAGTTCCAGATGGCAAGAAAAAATAAGCCATTGGTGAATCTACATTAAATATAAAGGACTGCTTGACGTGGTCCTTTTTTTATTGTATAATATATTATGGACTATTACTCTACACTAGGTATAAAACAAGACGCAACTGCTGACGACATTAAAAAAGCATACAGAAGTATGGCAATGAAGCATCACCCCGATCGCGGAGGCAATGAAGCTGACTTTAAACGTATCAGCGAAGCATACAATGTACTCAGCGATCCAAGTAAAAAACAAATGGTCGATGCAGGTGTAGATCCTAACAATCAGCAGCGTGGAGGCTTTGGAGGAGGTAATCCTTTTGAGTTTCACTTTAATGCTGGTAACATGGAAGAAATGTTTTCAAATTTTGGATTTAATGGGCAGCGACGTTCCCAACCGCGAAACAAGAGCTTTAATATTAATGTTGAGATTATGCTTGGAGATGTGTTGCAAGGCAAAGTCCTTAATGCAGAAGTTGGCATACCAGGAGGTCAAAAGAAGATTATTAATATATCTATCCCTGCAGGCATCGAACACGGGCAACAAATTCGTTATGAGGGAATGGGCGATAGTTCATTGCCTGCTGCAAGACCTGGAGATTTAATTGTTAACGTATACATTCGACCTCATACAGAATTTAAACGCGAAGGTGACTCACTAACTATCGAACGATCTATATCTGTATGGGATGCATTACTAGGCACATCTGTAGAAATTGTAACACTCGATAACAAAACTCTTAGTATTACTATTCCAAGTGGTACTCAACCAGATACGATATTAAGTGGTCGAGGGCAAGGATTACCAAATATTCGATCAAAAGTAAGAGGTAATTTGTTGATTAAGATCAAAGTAAGTTTTCCTAAAAACTTATCAGTAGATCAACTTAAAAAAATACAAACATTAAAAGATGGCTTGTAACCTGTTGACATACTATAGCTGTCAGTGTTACAATTAACTATAAAGAAACTAAGGAATAATTCAAAATATGATCGAACCAAGTCAAAGTCTGCAACAAATCTTTGAAAATTCTGTTAGCATTGCTACACAACATCATCACGAATACATTACTATCGAACATATTGTTCTAGGTATTATGAATGATAAAGAGTCCTACGACCTCCTTGCAAGTTTTGGTGCTGATGCTAATTTTATCAAAACTAATCTAGAGCATTATATTAATAATAATCTAAACGATATTAAGAACTCAGATCTCACAGTTAAGCCGAAGAAAACTAACTCAGTAGAACGTGTACTTAATCGATGCTTTACGCAGGTGTTGTTTAGCGGAAGACAACGTATGGAAGTAGCTGATGTTATTATCAGTGTGCTTTCAGAAAAAAATAGCTTTGGATTCTACTTCCTTACTAAAGGCAGAGTAACTAAAGAAAAGTTTGTAAAATATTTCCAAGAAAACATTGTTTTGGAAGAAAATCAAATAGAGGAAGAACAGGACCGTCGAGTGCCAAATTCTAATAATGCAGATAAAGTGTTAAATCAGTTCTGTACAAACTTGTCATTGAAGGCTAAACAACGAACTATTGATCCTGTTATTGGACGTGACGAAGAAATTGAAAAGATTCAACTAGTACTTGCTCGTCGTAACAAGTGTAACGTTCTGATGGTCGGTGATCCAGGTGTTGGTAAAACTGCTATTGCAGAAGGCATTGCCCGCAAGATTCACGAGAAAAAAGTTCCTAAGTTTATTCAGGATCATCAAGTATACTCATTAGATATTTCAGCATTACTTGCCGGTTCAAAGTATCGTGGTGATTTTGAAGAACGTGTTAAGAACGTATTAGCTGCTCTTGAAAAGAAAGGCAATATTATTCTGTTTATCGATGAAGCACATATGATGAACGGCGCAGGTGGTGGCGGACAAGCTAACGATCTTGCTAACATTCTTAAACCTGTTCTGACTAAAGGTGTTATTAAATTAATTGCATCAACTACTTGGGAAGAATATCGTAAGCACTTTGAAAAGGATCGTGCTCTCATGCGTAGGTTCCAGCGTGTCACGGTTGACGAGCCTACTCCGGAAATGGCTGTTAAGATTCTTAAAGGCGTTAGGAAGTATTACGAACAACATCATAATGTTAAGATTACAGATGCTGCTATTGAACAGGCTGTAAAACTTTCTATTAAGTATATGGCTGATAAGAAACTGCCAGACAAGGCTATTGATATATTGGACTGTGCTGCTGCACGTTATAAAGTTAAAGATGATCCTACAATGGAAGGCGTTGAGCAGTTAGTTGACATCGAACAGATCACATACGAACTTAGTAAAATGATTAACATGCCGCTGGAAAGTGTTGCACAGAAAGAAAGCAAGAATCTTGCAGATCTTGAAAAAGGCATGAAGACTGCTGTGTACGGTCAAGACACTGCTGTTGGTATATTGCTTGACAAAATCTTCGTAGCACAAGCTGGAATGAAGAGTCCTAACAAGCCTATCGGTAGTTTCTTACTGCTTGGCCCAACTGGTACTGGTAAAACAGAAACAGCTAAAGTGCTTGCAGACAAGATGGGCATGAATCTTATTCGCTTCGATATGGGCGAGTATCAAGAGAAGCACAGTGTTGCTAAATTGATCGGAGCACCTCCTGGCTATGTAGGTTACGAAGATAACGCAGGGCAACTTATTACCAAGTTACAAGAAACTCCTAACGCTATCCTGTTGTTAGATGAAATTGAAAAGGCACATCCGGATGTTACAAACATTTTGCTAGCGTTTATGGATAACGGATTTGTGACTGGGTCTAACGGTAAGACTGCTGACGGTCGTAATTGTATTTTACTGTTAACCAGCAACTTGGGTGCTAGGGACAATGAGAACAACACTATCGGATTTGGCGGACTAGATCGAGTAGGTGAAGACGACAAGGCAGTTAAAAAGTTTTTTGCGCCTGAGTTCCGCAATCGTTTAGATGCAGTTATCAAGTTCAGTAAGTTGAGTCCAGAAGTTGTTGTACAGATTGTTGGCAAGTTTATTGGCGAGTTGAATACTCAACTTAAAGATAAAGGTATTGAAATCGTAGTAGACAAAGCAGCAACTAAGTGGTTAGCCACTAACGGGTATGATAGCAAGATGGGTGCTCGTCCGTTGGCTAGACTTATTGATGAAAAGATCAAAAGTCCGCTGAGCCGTAGAGTCTTGTTTGGGGACCTAGTTGACGGTGGGCGTGTTACTGTTAGTGTTGAAAATAACGAGCTATCATTTACTGTTGCTCCTATTCCTAAGCCAATAACTAAGGAAGAAAGAAAAGCTCGCAAAGCTGCCGCAGCAGCACAAAAAGAAAGTGAAATAAATGCTAATGTTACCGAAAGCCAAGACAACTCGTCGGAAGTTTTATAACAAGTGGGTTTACAAAGTATCCCTGTACATTAATGGTGCAGGGATGCTTAGGAATCATACGTTAAGTGAGATACAAGACTTTTATCTAAGTGAAAAACCTGCTGAGCGTATGTGGACTACTCCTGGAAGAGCCTGGAATAATCGTGCTCAACTGTTAGCAGTTGCTGAGTTTTTATCAGACTATGACAAGACATTGTGGGCACAACGTATAGAACACGGTTGCGTGGACCTGTATACTAACGATCGCAATTTTTATTCTTCAGTATTGAAAGAGTTTGAAGCCAATGTAAGAAATCGTAGCGAGCCTTCTGAAAACTCTATTGAACTGTTAAACGATCAGCACATTATCCTTAGTAAAAAGCTGCCGCATGATAGATATAGATATAAAGTATTCCTAAAGCCACATCAACTGGCACGCGATCCTCAAGCCAAGCAAGATTACCTAACCTGGGTTGCAGCGCAAAATAACCGCATTACTCTTACAGATTCTGTTAGAAGTTGGTTCATCCGTACTGAATGGAACTGGGATCGTAGATATGTGCTAGTAGAAGATGAGCAAACTCTGCTTATGCTTAAACTACGCAATAGCGATGTTATGGGCAAGGTTTATAATTACGTTATAAGCGATAAATAACATTATGGGCTTCGAAACATTAAAATTATTAGAAAATATCACTGTATCTTCTGCATACGGTAGAGATTATCAATCTGCATCAGATGCAGATACTGTATTTTACTCTGATAAAGACAAAGGTGCGGGATATCATAAACACAGTGATGGTATACACACCGTGTTGTTTCACGCAGAAGGACTAGTTGGAACTATTACTATACAAGCTACATTGGAGCTGTATCCTGGAGATAGTGACTGGTTTGATGTTTATACAGAAACGTTTGCTGTAGATAGTTCAAATTCAAATAGAGCTGCCACAATCACTGGCAAGTTTGTGTTTTTACGTGCTGCATACCACATCGAAGACGGTGAAATCATAAACGTTCGTTATAATCTCTAACTTGCATTAAACGATAAATATAGTATAAGTTCTTTGGAATCCTACTATATGTTATTAAGAGAAATGTTTAGCCCTATCGGCGCACCAAATAATGAAGATCAAGATATCGACTGGCTCGATGATCTTAAGTTTTTCATCGATAATGATGATGTCATGCTTAATAGACACTTTTTTCCTGCGGTAAAGAGACACAAAGATTATCAAGGACATCCTAATGCATACAAAGTATACATCCGTCCTATCGAACGTTGTAAGGACGCATACTGTAGTAAGTATAACGTAGAAGAACCCGAAAATAAATTCCCCAAAGAAAAAATAATTCAACTGGCAAAAATGATTGCTGGTGAGCAAGAGCAACATTTGACCTCAGGCGATTACGACAACTAATATGTTTTTAAGACAATTATTTGAAGACGGTGGCAACCACATTACATTCTGCTTTGGCAGGTTTAATCCTCCTACCATTGGTCATAAACAGCTCTTTGATGTAATGAGCAAGCAGGGCGGTGATGTTAAAATATTCACTAGTCAAAGTCAAGACCCTAAAAAGAATCCTCTAGACTACGCTACGAAGATTAAATTCTTAAAGTTGATTGTACCAGAATACGCAAACAATATAGTTAGTGATGCAGGACTAAACACAGTTGTTAAAGTTGCAAGTCATTTATACAATCAAGGTTATCGTGATGCTACGTTTGTGGCAGGCAGTGATCGATTAGAAGAAATGAAAAAACTCCTAGTAGCATATAATGGAGTAGAAGGTAAGAGTCATGGCTATTACAAATTTGATGTACTTGACTTTGTGTCGAGTGGCGAAAGAGAAGACGGTGCCGAAGGCGTTGCTGGTGTTAGTGCTAGTAGCGCTAGAGCTGCTGCTGCCACAGGCGATCTAGAAAAGTTTGCAGAAGCAACAGGTGCAGGGCAATATGCCAAAGCATTATATTCCGATGTACGTAAAGGCATGGGTATTAACAACAGTATAGAAGAAAACAATATGAGATCAAAAGAATTTACTCCTGCAGAGAAGCCAAGAAACTTTGTGGCCAAGAACGCTAAAATGGGCGGTGCTGGTCAGCACACGGATAAAAAGAAAGCTGAGAAACAGGGCGATGTCAAGCACAAAGGCAAAGAGTATGCCGAAGGCATGGCGGAGGGCAGAAATACAAATAACCCAGTTGATGACATGGTAGAAGATTATTTAGATTGGCTTGGTGCAAGGCACATGCTTACAAAACGCCGAGAAGAAGAAAAAGCGCAAATTATGTCTGATTTAAAAAGCGGATATTTACATCCCGACGACATAGACTATGCAATGTCTAGTGGGCAAGGTATGGCGAAAGAAACCGGTGACAAGCCTTTCGACAACATGATGAAAAAAGTCACGAAGACTCCTACCGCTAAAGCAAGAAATACAGAACGCATACGACAAAAAAGAGAACGTGAAGAAGAAACACGTGATCGACTTAAAGGTGGCTTCGGTCTAAGCCCTGCAGATAAGTTAAGTATACGCGAACCAAAGGAAAGTAGCAGTGGCGCTATGGCAAATGCTGCAAGTCGATTGGTTAACAAAGATGATGGCAAAGTTGCAAAACTTCGAGCAGCTGGAGACAAGCGGCGGGAAGACCAATTAAAAAGCAGAAACATTGCCAAAAAGAATGAAGATGCAGCAAGTGTAGCGGAAAGTGATCCAAGTGGGCTGATGCATGCTGCCCGCCATCTCAACAAAGAATTTCGTATCACTGCTGAAGTAGATGGTGTAGCAAAACGTGCTCGAGTGCAAGCGCAGAGTTCTAGAACAGCACAAGAAAAATTCATGAAACGCTATCCTACTGCACAGATACACAATGTTGAAGATATAACACAACAGATGAGTGAGACGGGTGTAGCGGAGGGTGGATTTTTTGATCCAGATCGACCCAATATCGGTGATGTAGTTAAACATAAACATAGTGGCGCCATGGGTCGAGTTAAAAAGATAGGAACACAAGGTGACACTACTACGGTGTATTTCAAAGATGCCAAAACAGGCGCAATGAATTATGGTGAATGGAAGAAGCACGTGTTTCCAATTAAAAAGCAAGGTGTGGCGGAAGGTTCGTTTGGTAGTGGATTCAACGGTCCGTTCACCGCAGTGGTCAACACTGGTGAGCGTCCTAAATCAAGAACCAAAACTAAAAAATTCAAACGTGAGGATGATGCCATACTTTGGAGCGAAGACTGGTTAGAAGCCTTCCAGCAGTATGTGTATGCCACTATTGAAGTCAAGGACTCAAACGATAATGTAGTTTGGCAAAGCGATGACGAGCAGGGTGTGGCAGAGGCACAATTAGACGATCATGAAGGCATGTATAGCCCGCAAGCAATTAAGATGGGAAACTATTTCATCAAAGAATTTAATTTAACTGATGAAATGGATAAACAATTAGCAATTGAGATAGTCGATAATTGTTTAGAGAGTGATTTGACTGATCCGGCTGAAATTAGAAAACAAGTGATAAAATACTTAAAACAAAGTGGAACAATTGTACAAAGTCGCAAAATAGGATAATATTATGGACCAACTAACTATTACAGATGCAGCTTACGCCAAGATACAAGACATCTTAGCAGAGGAAAATAATCCAGCACTTAAACTGCGAACATTCGTACAAGGTGGCGGGTGCAGTGGCTTTAGCTATGGATTTACTCTAGATACTGACCAGAACGAAGATGATTTTGTTATTAGTAAAGACAACATCGCTATGTTAGTAGATGCAATGAGTATGCAGTATCTACAAGGAGCAGTGATCGACTACAAGGATGAAATTATGGGCAGTCAGTTTGTTATTAAAAATCCAAATGCACAATCAACCTGCGGATGCGGGAGTAGTTTTTCAGCATGAAACAATACCGTGTAACTTATAATGTCGATAAAGGCGAAGGCGATGAATGCGTACTAGATGCAAACGATGCCTTACATAAAATGAAGGAAGGAATGTTTCTCGGAAGTGTTCCGGGAGTTGACACCTATCTAGTATATCCTGAACCTCGAAGTGTAGATTCAGATGAAAAAATTAACCCGTATAGTCAAGTATGAAAGCAAATGAAATTTTAACAGAAGCAGTCAAGCAACGTCTTGACGCTAAGTGCTGGAAAGGCAAACATAAAGAAGGCACCAAAATTAAAGGTGGCGTTAGAGTTAATAATTGTGTGCCTAACGAAAGTCTGCACCAAGAGTTCGACATGATTGAAAGCATCATTGAACAGATTGCAGATTATCATGCTATCGACAGTGACCTTGTATGGGAAGATTTATCAAATCTCACAGACGACGAGCTATATGTGTTTGCTGTTACCCAACCGGTTAACGAAGATTGGCAAAAAGCCAATAAGAAAGACAAGACTGATGGTATGAGCAAGAAAGCCGTTAGTGCGTATCGTAGAGAAAATCCAGGTAGTAAATTAAAGACTGCGGTAACTACTAAGCCTGGCAAGTTAAAGAAAGGTAGCAAGGCTTCAAAGCGTCGAAGCAGCTATTGTTCTAGATCCGCTGGACAACAGAAAATGCATAACATTAGCTGTAGTAAAACTCCGGACAAGGCAATCTGCAAAGCACGTAGGCGCTGGAACTGCTAATGAGAGCAAGTGAATTTATCACTGAAAACTTTGCCGACGGCAAGAAGCCGGGACGTAAAGGTCTAGCAAAACGCTCAGGTGTTAACACTAAAGCTAGTGTAAGTAGTCTACGAAAGACTGCAAAGAATAGCACAGGTGAAAAAGCTCGCATGGCACATTGGATGGCTAACATGAAAGCCGGTCGTGCCAAGTCTGAAGACATTGAAGAAGGATGGAAAGACTGGGTAGCAGGCGGTGCTATGGCACTAGGTGCTTTAGGTGCTAATGCAGGTGATATTGTGTCACAGGTTGCAGAGAAAGGTGATACGGTTTATAGTATTGCTAGAGACAACGGTATTAGTCCTGCTGTTATTATGAAACTAAACGGATTTACTAATGCTACTAAACTAACACCCGGACAAGAAGTAAAAGTTCCTGATGTTTATACAGACGAAAAACCCGCTGCTAAAAAAGCAGAAAAGAAACCAGAAGTTAAAAAAATAGAACCAAAAGCAGAGCCTAAGGCTGCATTGGCGTCAACTAATGCACACGAAAACTTTTTAATTAAAACAGCAAGAGCTGCTGGCATTAAAGGAATAGAACTTGCTGCATTCTTATCGCAGGTTGCTCATGAAAGCCACGACTTTCAAAGCATGGTAGAGTACGGAGGCAGTTTGGACTTCCGCAAATATGATCCTAAGTATGCTCCTAAGAAAGCTAAAATATTAGGCAATACTAAAGTAGGCGACGGTGCAAAGTACAAAGGTCGTGGATACATTCAAATCACCGGCAGATATAACTACGGTATTGCCGGAAAAGCAATTGGCATAGATCTAGTGAATAATCCTAAGCTAGCAGAAAAACCTGCGGTTGCTGCAAAGATTGCTATTTGGTACTGGAAACTTAGAGTACAACCAAATGTCGACGACTTTAGTAATGTTAGAGATGTTACTAAGCCTATTAACCCGGGATTGCGTGGTCTAGAAGATCGTAAGAGCAACTTTAAAGATTATAAGACAATGGTTGCTGCTTTATAATAAATACATATATGAAAATACGTGAAATATTCGAGACTGCAACTGCTGGTGCGACATCTAGTGCTAATATTGCCACTGTTGTAAGCCCTCAGCTAAGTCCCGGTTCTGCACGTGGAAAAACCAGCTACACCGGAAGCCCAGGAAAAAGTGGTACTAAAGCACCGCCGCAACCTAAGCCAAAGAAACAAACCCCCACTGATAACGCACTAGATTCCAAAACTAATATATTTGGCACTGGTACAGCAATCAAAAGATAAATACATAATAGACCTTTAGGATCAAGGAAATAAAATGGACTTCAAAAAACTACTAAACACATTAGACAGCATGGACGCTCCAGTAGCTACACCTGCTGCGCCGCAAATTGCGCCGGCTGTGCAGCTTAACGAAGACGCGCAATTGCGTGTTCTAAGCGGACGTACTACCTACGTTGCTGAAGCTAAAAAGAAAGCCGAAGAAAAAGTTGCCGAAGCAATGAAAGACGGTGACAAGAAGAACGTTGCTACTGGCACAGTTGAAAAGACTAAAACTGGTATTGTTCATAAAAGTAATAAGGCATACGGCGGTTCTGAAGAGAAAGCCGACGATGCTGATGATGCTCCTAAAGGCAAAAAGAAAACAGCTAAAGAGTCTATCGATACTGAAGCATTTAAAGGCAAATTTGCCAAAATGGTTGAAGCTAAAAAGAAAGGTGGTAAGCCAGACTTCTTAGATCTTGACAAAGACGGTGACAAGACAGAGCCAATGAAAAAGGCAGCTAGCGATAAGAAAGCAGGTCCTAAGAAAGGTGTAAATCCTTTTGCTAAGAAAGACGAAAGTGTAAAAGAGTCCGACGACATGAAAGTGGGAGCCAAGAAAAAGTCTGCTACAGGTGGTACTATCGAAAAGACTGCTACCGGAATCAAACACACAGCAGGAAAGAACTATAGTGGCAAGGCGGCTGAGAAAGAAGAAAAGTCTAAGAAAGACGAAAGCAAAATGATGCCAAAAGGCAAAAAGCGTCCGGTTGCAGAAAGCGTAGAGACTGCTATGACCTTCCGTGAAATGATGAAGCTAGTTGTTGAAAGTGGTGGACAACAACAAATTGATCCAATTGACTCAGCATTGTTTGCTTGGGCTCAACGTGTTGCTGCTTCTAAGTATACAGAAAGCACCAAAGCGGAAGTGTTCGCAGGAATGTTATACGAGCGCAACGGTGGTGTATTTGAAATGTACGATGTACTAAGCGAAGACCAAAAGTAATTTAATCAATTACTAACAAAGCCAGCAACTTAGGTTGACTGGCTTTTTTTACAGCTGTATAATAGTACACAAGGAGATATTATTATGACTAAAATGTACGGCCCGGAAGAGAAAGCAAAATTAGAGCGTCTTATCAACGAGGGATCTAATGTATTGCGAGAAGTTGAAGACCTTACCGAGGGTCTTAAAGAAACTGTTAAAGCAGTTGCCGAAGAACTGCAAATTAAACCTAGTTGGATTAACAAAGCAATTAGAATTGCCCGTAAGGACAATTGGGCATCTCATGAAGAAGAGTGGAACGAAATTGAAATGATTCTTGGAGTTACTAAGAACTTGCCAGAACCTGAATGATAGAGTTGTTTCGTGGTACATATAACTGGGCTAGGCGCGATTACAAAGAATGGCCGGTAAGGTTCGTTTTAGAAATTGTTGCTTGGTTTATGAGTGTTGGGTGTGCCGTCTGGATGGGGTTGACGTTACCTAATCCTCCATTCTTGGTTCTCTATCCATTATTCATTATTCAATGCATGATATTCGGGTGGTCTGCGTGGACCCGAAAAAGTACAGGAATGGTTGCTAACTATTTGCTGTTAGTCACTATTGATGTAACTGCGTTAGTTCGGTTAATAAGTATATAAGACAACGGTTCAATCAGCCATAAATGATTATTTTGGTATTTGCAGGCCATAAATTGCATAGGAGAAAAATTTGAGTTACGTAGACGCTTTCTTTGACAGAGAGCAGGATTTAATTCGCGTCGTTGAACGAAACGAAAAAGGCGAAAGACATTTTAAAGAATATCCTGCTCGTCATATATTTTATTACCCAGACCCAAAAGGCAAGTTCCTTTCAATCAAGGGCGAACCTTTAACCAGAGTTTCAAGCAGAAGCGTTAAAGAGCATCGCAAAGAGCTTTCAATATACAGTGGAAAGAAACTGTATGAAAGCGATATCAACCCAATCTATCGTTGTCTAGAAGACAACTATCTTAATCAAGATGCCCCTAAGCTAAATGTAGCATGGTTCGACATTGAGGTAGACTTTGATCCAGAACGTGGCTATGCTTCGCCGGAAGATGCATTCATGCCAATTACTGCTATCGCTGTCTACCTACAATGGATGGAGACAATGGTGTGTTTAGCAATTCCTCCTAAGACACTAAGTATGGAAGAAGCTAAGAAGCAGGTTGAAGAATTTCCTAACACTATACTGTTTGATAACGAAGCAGACATGTTAGACACATTCTTAGATCTAATTCAAGACTCGGACGTACTAAGTGGATGGAACAGTGAAGGCTTCGATATTCCCTACACGGTAAATCGTGTTACTAAAGTTCTAAGCAAAGAGGACACACGTAGATTCTGCTTGTGGAATCAATTCCCCAAGAAGCGTGAATACGAAAAGTACGGTAAGGCTGCTACTACATATGACTTGATTGGGCGTGTACACTTAGACAGTTTAAATTTGTATCGTAAGTACACGTATGAAGAACGGCATACCTATCGACTAGACGCTATTGGCGAGCAGGAAATTGGCGAGAACAAAACTGTCTACGAAGGTACATTAGATCAGTTGTATAACAATGACTTTAAACGCTTCATTGAATATAACAGACAGGATACTATGCTTCTTGAGAAACTTGACAAGAAGTTAAAGTTTATGGATCTTGCCAATACACTAGCACATGAGTGTACTGTGTTGTTGCAGACTACTATGGGCGCAGTAGCTGTTACTGAACAGGCCATTATTAACGAAGCTCACAAGCGTGGATTTATTGTTCCTAATCGCATCAGCCGTGACACTGAAGTAGATACACAGGCTGCTGGTGCATATGTTGCGTTTCCTAAGAAAGGTATTCACGAGTGGATTGGCTCTCTGGATATTAACTCACTATATCCTTCAGCAATTCGTGCATTGAACATGGGCCCAGAAACAATTGTTGGACAATTGCGTCAAGATGGTACTAAAGACTTTATTGCCGCAGAGATGGCAAAAGGCCGTAGCTTTGCCGGTGCGTGGGAAGGTATCTTTGGTAGCTTAGAATACACTGCTGTTATGGATCGCAACGTTGGTCGAGAAATAACTATTGACTGGGAAGACGGCGGTCACGATACCCTAAGTGCTGCACAGGTATATGATTTGATCTTTGACAGCAATCAGCCTTGGATGCTGAGTGCTAACGGCACTATCTTTACTTACGAAAAAGAAGGTATTATTCCTGGATTGCTAAAGCGTTGGTATGCTGAACGTAAAGAAATGCAGGCTAAACTTAAAAACTGTATTAAGGCAGGTAATAAGATTGAAGAAGAATACTGGGACAAGCGTCAATTAGTCAAGAAGATTAACTTGAACAGTTTGTACGGTGCTATTCTTAACGCTGGCTGTAGATTCTTTGACAACCGTATTGGACAATCAACTACACTTACAGGCCGTGCCATTGCACAACACATGGCTGGTAAAGTAAATGAAATTATCACCGGCGAGTTTAATCACACAGGTAAGGCAATTATCTATGGTGATACTGACTCCTGTTACTTCTCAGCATATGCCACGCTGAGAAAAGAGATTGACAAGGGCACACTGCCTTGGACAAGAGAGAGTGTAATTGAACTTTACGATACTATAGGAGAAACAGTAAATGACACATTCCCCAAGTTTATGCAAGACGCATTCCACGTACCTAAATCACGAGGAGAGGTCATTAAAGCAGGTCGCGAGATTGTTGCTTCCAAAGGACTATTCATTACTAAAAAACGATACGCAGTCCTCTACTATGACAAAGAAGGCAAGCGAGCAGACAAGGACGGACAGGGTGGTAAGATCAAGGCCATGGGTCTTGACCTTAAGCGTTCAGATACCCCGGTTATTATCCAAGAGTTTTTAAGTCAAGTATTAACTCGAGTGCTAAATGGTGATGGACAAGAATCTATTCTAGAGTATATCACTGAATTCCGCACTGAGTTTAAACTACGTCCAGGTTGGGAGAAAGGTTCGCCTAAACGTGCCAATAAGATCTCAGAGTATCGTGACAAAGAAAAGAAAGCAGGTAAGACTACAATGCCCGGACATGTCCGTGCTAGTTTGAATTGGAACACTTTAAAGCGTATGATGGATGACAAATATTCAGTAGCTATTACAGACGGTGCTAAAGTTATTGTGTGTAAGGTTAAAGATAATCCAATGGGCTATACTAGTGTTGCATATCCTGTAGATGAATTGCGTTTGCCGCAGTGGTTTAAAGACTTACCATTTAATGATGCAGAAATGGAAAATGCTGTCATTGATGAAAAGTTGGAGAACTTAATCGGTGTACTAGACTGGGACCTCAGTTCAACCCGCAGTGATAATAATTTTAACAAACTATTTGACTTTGAGTAAATTGCGGTTGCTTTTTACTCTAACCCTAAGTATAATATTCATATAACCGGAGAAATCTAAATGAAAGACATTTTACAAGACATCGTATCACACACCCAGAATCTAGGATTTTTAACTACAGTTAAGGTCACAGGTACAGAACGTGGTACAACTATTAACTCTATGGCTGACGATCGTTCAGTTATCATGGAAGCTACTACTGCTAGCCCGCAACCAGATATGATTGGTGTGTTTGGCATGCCACAACTTAATAAACTGAAGTATTTGCTAGACGGTGCTGAGTACAAAGAAGATGCTAAAATTAGTATCACTACAGCAGAACGTAACGGAGAAACATTGCCAGTTGGTTTACATTTTGAAAACAAAGATGGCGACTTTAAAAACGATTACCGTTTTATGAATTCAGAAATCATTAACGAGAAAATGAAGACTGTTAAGTTCCGCGGTGTTAAGTGGGATGTAGAGGTTGAACCTAGCGTTGCCGCAGTACAGCGTTTTAACTTCCAAGCTGGTGCTAATAATGAACATCCAACATTCTTGGCAAAAACAGATGGTAGCAATCTAAAGTTTATCTTTGGTGATGCTAGCACACACGGCGGTGAGTTTATCTTTGCACAAAACGTTGCAGGTAAATTGGATCGTGGTTGGACTTGGCCTATTGTGCCAATCTTGAGTATCCTTAAGATTGCGGATGTTAACAACACAAAGATGTCTTTGAGTAATGAAGGTGCTATCCAGATTACTTTAGACAGCGGTCTTGCTACTTACAAATATATCATTCCAGCACAAGCGGCCTAAATATGATTAAGGGCTTACAAGGTTATAACGGTGTAACGGTAAATAGCGGCAACACTGTCCTGCCGTATGTTGCCCCGAACGCTGCTAATCCAATGATGGGTATGCTGAGAATCAACGGCACTGATATAGAAGTGTTTAATGGCTCCAGTTGGCAATACTTATCCACCAGCTATGCTACTGTAGGCCTTGATCAAGATATACTAGACATAGTACAATGGGTACGTAAGAAGCGTGACGAAGAATTAAAGTTGCATAGCTTGGCAAATGACAATAAGGCTGTTAAAATAGCATTAGACAATTTAGAACAGGCAAGACAACAATTAGATATAACAGTAAAATTATGGAGAGAATATGAGCAAACAACCAGTTGATTTAACACCCCTACAGAAAGACTACGCAGTCTATTTGCCTGCGATTAGTAGTTTCTATTCTACCTACGTGGCAAAACAACGCAAGGGAGATTTTGTACCCAAAGATCGAATTCCAGCGGGTTTTGATCGAGGCATCGAAGGTATGAACTTCTTAAACCCAGAAGAAGGATACTTCTATTACAAGTACGGATTGTATTCAGCAGGCCATGCACAACTAGATCTAGTTAAGACTATGGATCATGACTCAATGATTCAGCAACGTGATCGCAACAAAACAATGATCTTGGGCGACTCCGGTGGTTACCAGATTGGTAAAGGTATCCTTAAGTTTGATTGGCTAGACTTTGAAGGCAAAAAAGCTAACAAGACTCGTGATGATATTCTTAACTGGCTTGAACTAACTGCTGATTGGTCAATGATGCTAGACGTTCCTACGTGGGCATGTGACCATATTCATAGTCCAAAGACAGGACTAAAGTCATTTGAAGACTGTCTAGATAAAACTCGTCACAATAACAAGTACTTCTTGGACAATCGTTTAGGTGCTACTAAGTTCCTAAACGTTCTACAAGGTAGTAACTGGGATACTGCCGAAGCGTGGTACGAAGGTGTTAAAGAGTTTAGCGATAAGAAAGTTTGGGGCGATAAAGCCGCTGAAGGGTGGGCAATGGGCGGTGCGAATATGTGTAAGATGCATATTGCACTACGCCGCATAATCACTATGCGGTTTGACGGTATGCTAGAAGGCAAGGATTGGATGCACTTCTTGGGCACTGCACAATTAGATTGGTCGTGCTATTTGACCAGTATTCAACGTCAGGTCCGTAAACATATTAATCCTAACTTTACAATTAGCTTTGATTGTGCGTCGCCGTTTATTGCAACTGCACACGGACTTGTTTACACTAACAGTCAGCATACAGCCAAGCGGTGGAGTGTTATTATGGACAAAGCTCCAGATAATAAAGCACTTGCGTCGCGCCCGGACATTCCGTTTCCATTCGAAAGCGAGATTGGTCGCAGACTAAATGTTTCAGATATCTGTCACTACAAGCCAGGAATGCTAAACAAGATTGGCAAAGAAGGCAAGACTTCGTGGGACAGCTTTGGTTATGCACTGATGATGGGTCATAATGTTTATCAACATATTGTTGCTGTACAACGTGCTAACAACTTGGCAGATATTGAACAGGCTAAGATCCGACCAGACTGGAGACTGTGGAAGAAGAACAAAGATCGTGACATGAGTGACGAGTATAGTGATTGGGTTCCCCGTAACATTCTGTACTTTGATCGTTTTGTTGAAGAGCTGTTTGGCTGTCCAGACAAAGAATCCGCATTTGCTATGATTGCTGACGCAGAGACTAGAGGCTTTATGCAGAATTTGGAAGGCTCACGCTTGCGTGGTGGCGTTACGAATATCTCAAACGATCTGTTCTATGAAGAAGGCAGTGAAGACAAGGATTCGTGGAACGATGATCGCGAAGATGGCGAGTTGGATAAACTGGTAGCAGAATAACATTGCTAACTGAGCAATTTGATGCTATAATTAATGTATGAATACACTATCACTTAATCGTAAACAAATTGAAAAGCTCACCGAGATAGTGACCCATTTTAAAGAAATAGAATGGTTCACTATCAGGGTAGATCGTAGTAGTGGCATAGGGGAAGGGATTACTATTGAATTTAATCTCTTTAATGACAATGATAAAGATGTCGATACTAAAATTGACATCACTGATTTGAGTACATGGTAATGGGTGAAGATCAAGGACTTAACAAGTACGAAACATTTGCCAAGAATATGGAAGAACAGTTTCCCAAGATGTTTGCAGGTGATTACGGCGGCTTTTCTGTAGGCGCTGGCTGGTATCTACTGTTAGAAACACTCTGTTCTAATATCCAGCATCACCTCAACTGGAAGAATAAAACAGCGGAAGTTGTTCCACAAGTAACTGTGGCACAGATTAAAGAAAAGTTTGGTGGACTGCGTTTCTACTACGATGGCGGCGATGACTACATTCGCGGTCTAGTTAGCATGGCAGAATCGTGGGCAGACATTACATGCGAAGAGTGTGGTAGTGTTGGAAAGAGACGAGGCGACGGATGGATACGTACATTGTGTGATGTCCATGAAGCAGAACTGCAAGAACGTAAACGCACACAAGAAATGAAAGATGGAGGTTTTGAAGAATGAAACGTGATTACGCAGACGGCGTTGCTGACGATATTGTATTCTTTATCGGTAATGAAGTAGAACATACTCCTGCATACGGGTTAAAAACTTTGTTTGTTACAGGCGTACAACCTGTAGGAAATATTGCATCGAATTTACAGGGCTGTGAGCATATCTTCTTTGGCGCTAATCATAGTTTTAACCCTAAAGACTACGAAGAGCATAAGTGTTGGGAAGAGATGATCTTTTACTTTTTGAAGAAAGAGTATCTGTGCAGTCTAGATATTCCAATGAGCCAGGTAGAAGAGTTTCATGAAAGCGGTTACTGCGAATACAATAACTTTATTCCGCAGATTCGTGTGCCTATTCCATATATCAAGTTATGGAATTATAATACAATGCTAAAGATTGATGATAAAGATTTTAAAGCAACCAATCCCGGCGTATGGTCTCATAGTCTACATACGCTAATGGATCGTAGTAAGTTTGCAGACTGGTCACAATACAAAAACGATGAGATTGTAAAGTAATGGGACCACATGGATCAGCATACACAACTCCTCTAGTAAAGTATCAACCCGTAATTCACGTGGAATAGGCACTAGCGGTTGCCGAGTTCAAGGCACACGCACCGCAGTTAATAAAGTAAAGAGCATAAAAATGACATTGAAACAACGATTCCGCAACTGGGTCCTTAATCAAAATGACGACGCGATTGAGTACGAGAAGCCCACTAGAGAATCAGAAGAGCGTTTTCATAGCGATGGCATGAAACTACAGGTCTACAAAGGTAGTGGCGGCTTTGTAGTAGAAGTTCGTAACTATGATCGTAAACGTGATGAGGACAATAATAAAATGTACATCATTCACGATGACAAAGACCTCGGTGAGGAACTTGGTAAAATTATAACTATGGAAAGTATGAGATGAACCAAAAAATTAAACGTGCATTAGACAAGGCAACTGAAAATATTTTAGGTGTCAATGTTACCAATCAAGAGAATTTTGCTAGACTATTGCTAGAAGAATGTGTTACAATTATTGATAATATGCAATTTACTAAAGAAGGTCCAACAGAGGCAGCACAGTATCAACGTACACTTTGTGGATCTACAATCAAAGAGCATTTCGGGTTGCAAGGCAAAGGACCTATATCATCAAAGTACATTCTATGATTATTAAACAAGACATTCGCCCAGCAACTATGACTTTTATTAAAGTTCGTACAGAATTTGAAGGGTTTCACTATTACCCAAACGCTGGATCAATTGATCCACGTATCCAGTTTCTTGAAAATGAACATCGACACATGTTCAAAGTTGAAGTAAAGATTAGTGTTACACACTTAGACCGTGAATTAGAGTTCTTCCTTGTTAAGTGGGCATTGGCAGAATTTATTAAAGACGGTAAAATGAATCACAAGAGTTGCGAAATGATTGCAACAGACATCTTGGAAAAGCATTTGATTCCAGCATATGGATCAAATCGATACTACGAAATTGTAGTGTCAGAAGACGGTGAATCCGATGGTATCATCGAATACAAACCATAATAATATTATTAAGTACTAAGGAAAGCTAACATGGCTAAGAATTACCGCGACGTTGCCTATTTTAAAAATCGCCCCGACATTGTTCGGATCTTTGATGACTTGGAAGCGTTTCAAGACTTTTGTCGTATGGAACTTCGAGAGTTTGACCCTGCGGAAATTTACCGCAAAGAAGGTGCTCCTAACTATGGTGCGTTCCTAGCAAGCAAGCGACCGCGCCGGCCTTACCTAGGCAAGAACCCACGTTGGGATAATAACGGAAAGCGCAATGAGCAGAATTTTTCTCGTTGATTTAGAAGCAGTCGAGACAAGGTACACTGGACAATGGCAGTCCCATGTGCCTGCCTTACTACGAGAGAAAGGACACAATGTTCAAATTATATCAGGCCCTGCGGATATTCCTAGTGCAACTACTCCTGGAGCGTTTCTCAACTTTGGCGGAACTAATATATACAAGGCTAGTCAAGTTGAGCAGCTGGGCCGTTTATTTTGTAATGGAGCCGTTCGCCCAGGTGATCATTTTATATTTACTGATGCTTGGCACCCTGGTATCATCAATCTCAAGTACATGAGCGAATTACTGGGTATTCCAGTAACTACACATGGACTATGGCATGCTGGCAGTTATGACCCACAAGACTTTTTAGGACGTCTTGTTGGTAATAAGCCTTGGGTTAGACACGCTGAGAAAAGTTTCTTTCATGCGTTCGATCATAACTATTTTGCTACGAATTTTCATATCGATATGTTTCGTAACAATTTGTTAGAGGTTAACTTAGGTACAGTTTATAACTATAAAGTTTCTAAGAAGATTGTCCAGACTGGGTGGCCCATGGAGTATATGGAAGATACATTGACTATGTATAAGAACATGCCAAAGCGTGACCTTATACTGTTCCCTCATCGCATAGCGCCAGAGAAACAAGTAGATATCTTTCGTGACTTAGCTATGCACTTGCCTCAGTATGAGTTTGTTGTATGTCAGGATCAACAGCTGACAAAGAATGAATACCACAATCTGCTAGGACAATCTAAGATTGTGTTTAGTGCAAACTTGCAAGAAACGTTAGGCATTAGTTGGTATGAAGGTGCATTAGTGGGCGCTGTTCCAATGATGCCAGATAGACTAAGCTACAGCGAAATGGCATTTGATACTTTCAAGTATCCGAGCGAATGGACTGATACTTGGGAGAACTATAATATCCATAGACAAGAAATCTGCTACAAGATTATACAGTACATGGAAAATTACGAAAAGTTTTTACCCAGCCTAAATAAACAAGTAGATGCATTAACTGAACATTATTTTAGTTGCAATAAACTATTAGAGATGCTAAAATAAAACTATACAGGCAATCCACTGCTTAAACATCGGAGAAATATATTGACACAATTGAATTATAGAGAAGAAGACGGAAGACCGCTAAGCCAGGTTATCCGCGACAAACTCAAACGCGATAACAAACGGTTTTGGGCAGGAGACAACATCAGCGAATACGTTAGCGATGTTGAAAAGGATACACTAATCACCGAAGCAGCAGAAGCATTTGAAGGTGTGCTAGATCGCTTGCTTATTGATCGAGAAACAGATCCAAATAGCAAAGGCACTGCAAAGCGGCTTGCTAAAATGTACTTTAATGAAATCATGACAGGCAGATATGATCCAGCACCAGACGTAACAGCATTTCCAAACAATTCGGCAGACCGTTACGAAGGCATGCTCGTGGTTCGCAGTGAACTTCGTAGTATGTGTTCACATCATCACCAACCCGTTACTGGGGTTGCTTATATTGGCATTATTGCGGCAGAAAAACTAATTGGTCTTAGCAAGTATACTCGCATTGCTCAGTGGTGCGCTCGCCGTGGCACCCTACAAGAGGAACTATGTAATGACATTGCTCGAGAAATTAGTAAAGCAACTGATTCAGAAAACGTAGGTGTATATTTAAGAATGACTCATGGATGTTGTGAGAACCGAGGCATAATGGCACACGATAGTTCAACAACTACTTCAGTGCTTAAAGGTGCGTTTAATAAAGATCCAGGTACAAAGAAAGAGTTCTTTGATACATTGAGTCTCCAAGAATCCAATAAGCGATAAGTGTATTGCTTCTTTAGTAAATATGGAGACACGTAAATGAAATGGTTTCTCGATTTTTTAGATAGGCTGGGTCGTAAACGTATAATTATGGATCGAGTGAGCAACGAACCGTTGTTAACCCGTTATTATCTTTTTCTAAAAGATCGAAAGCATTTTCCGTTTAATGTGTTTCTACACAAGTTCCATAAAGGTGATCCAGATGATGTTCACGATCATCCATGGAGTTATTTTACTTTAATTTTAAAAGGTGGCTATTATGAATGGATTCCAGAATTTAATCCAGATGGTACAAAAAGTTGCGAGATTCGTAAGTGGCGTGGACCCGGTCATTTTCGCGTGTCTAGCCCTACTAGTTATCACCGCATTGAATTAAAAGAAGGAATAACTCCTTGGACATTGTTTATGCCAGGTCCCCACAAACGAGAATGGGGATTTCTAGTAAATGATGAATGGATTCAAAATGAATATTATTTAAAAACTCGTAAAGAACAAAATGAACAAACTCATAATTAATGACAGAAAATTTAAAGGTTTAGTTTCTACTATCTGTAGAGAAATTGCCGCAGATAATTGGAAGCCGGATTTCATTGTAGGACTTACAAGAGGCGGATTATTGCCTGCTGTAATGATCAGCCATTACTTAAACGTTCCCATGCAATCGTTAGATATCAGTTTGCGTGACGGCGGAGAATGTACTAGCAATCTAGGCATGGCTGAAGATGCGTTTTACGGAAAGAACATTCTTGTTGTTGACGACATTAATGATCAAGGCAGTACACTAAACTGGCTGATGAATGATTGGCCAAGTGGCTGTTTTCCAGATGACACCAGTTGGCAACAGATCTGGAGTAACAACGTAAGATTTGCTGTTGTTGTTGATAACTTATCTAGCCAATGCAGCGTAGGTATGAACTACTGTGGTATGGAAGTTAACAAAGCCGAAAACGATGTGTGGATTGAATTTCCTTATGAAGAATGGTGGACAAAATGAGTGTAATAACTAGGCACGATAACACCTGTACTGTTACTCAGGTTTCCAGTAAAAGAGAGATGGAGGCTGAAGTCATGCAGTGTAACGAGGGACGTAACCTTACTGTGGTTATGAACAAGAGTGTTAAACTATTGATGAATTGGAATGGTAGTAAGTATGAAGGTCGCATGGCGGGCATGGACTTTGAAAGCGCAGGTCCTAAGATTAGTAAGACTAGTACTAATTTAAGAGGCCGATGAATACTATACTCGTTCCTTGGGATAATCAAAATAGTCATTGGTGGAATGAAACCTGCGCGATGGTTTTAGAACAGTTTGGGCTTCCTGGTGATAAGTACACATCCCATCCTACAGAAAATTCAATGTCGTTTGAGTTCAATAACGAACAAGACGCATTACTTTGTAAAATATTATTAAGTGATAGAATATGACACACTGGACAGTTACCCTAAAAGAAGATCCCGAGAATGGCGATCTTATTATGCCAATACCGCAAGATCTGTTAGATATGCAAAATTGGAAAGAAGGAGACACATTAGAATGGCTAGATCAAGGCAACGGTTCTTGGCAATTACAGAAAAAGAGTGTATAATAAACTATGAGTAAAATTAAAATCGCAGAGCTGTTTTACAGCATTCAAGGTGAAGGACGTTATATGGGCGTCCCTTCTGTATTTCTACGCACATTTGGTTGCAACTTTACGTGTAGCGGATTTGGCATGCCTAGAGGTGAACTAAGCAAGGAAGCTGAAGAAATTTCAGTAGTTGCTCATATGTTTGCAAAATACGAGGACTTGCCACTAGTTAGTACTGGCTGTGATAGCTACGCTAGCTGGATGCCAGAGTTCAAAACTCTTAGTCCGATGCTTACAAGCGAAGCAATTGTAGATCGTATTATGGAAATTCTCCCGCAGGATCATTGGAAGGACGAACACTTGGTTATTACAGGCGGCGAGCCGCTACTGGGCTGGCAACGTGCTTATCCGGATTTGCTTAACAACACCAAGATGCGTGACTTGAAAGAGATTACTTTTGAAACAAACGGTACTCAAAAACTGACTCCGGAGTTTAAAGGTTTCTTGGCTAAGTGGAATAGTGAAGTAGGTAAAGAACTTACATTCAGTGTAAGTGCTAAACTGCCATGCAGTGGTGAAAAGTGGGAAGACGCTATTAAGCCAGAAGTTGTTTGTGAGTATGAAGAAGTTGGTACAGCATATTTGAAGTTTGTTATTGCTACAGAACAAGACTTTGCCGATGCCGAACGTGCAATTGCTGCATTCCGTGCAGCAGGGTTTAAAGGACATGTCTACTTAATGCCAGTCGGCGGTGTCGAAAGTGTATATGCTATGAACAATAAGAACGTAGCAGTGCTAGCTATGAAGAACGGTTTGCGATACAGTGACCGACTGCAAGTGCCGCTGTTTAAAAATGAGTGGGGTACATAATGAACAAGTGGGTTGAAAAATTGTTTGGCATTGATAAGATCAAAGCCGAAACTAAACGTGCTGTAGAAGATGCAGAACGTTCTATACAAATTGCAAAAGAAGCAACAGAACAAGCAGTGCTTGCTAAAGAAGCAGAAGAAGTAGCGAAACTTAGCGCAAAAGATAAAGCAACTCGTTTAAAAGAACCTTGGGTAGGTGTAATCGAAACACATGTAAACAAAGACAACATCCGTAATGGGTTTTTTGAGCTTGACTGGAACGAACAGTTTGTGTTAAAATTAAAGCAAGAAGGTTACGGGTTTGATGGCGACAAAGAAGAAGAGATTGTCGATCGTTGGTTCCGTGAACTATGCGCAGGCGTAGTGATAGATGGTGATTTCGGCGGTGCAGTAAACACTGGTGTGATCGATATTAACACAGTTAAAAAGAACAACAAATGAATTACATTATAGTTGATACAGCAAATACATTCTTTCGTGCTAGACACGTTATTAACGGCGACGCTGATATTAAGCTAGGCATGGCGTTTCATATCACTCTTAACAGCGTGAAGAAGGCGTGGCAAGACTTTAACGGCAGTCACGTTATCTTCTGTTTAGAAGGTCGCAGCTGGCGCAAAGATTACTACAAGCCTTATAAAGCTCAACGTGCAGCAGCTCGTGCCGCACATACCGAAAAAGAAGCAGACGAAGAAAAAATCTTCTGGGAAGCATTTGACACGTTTAAAGACTTTATCAAAGATAAGACTAACTGTACAGTTATGCAACATCCTCGCCTAGAAGCAGATGATCTTATTGCTGGCTGGATACAGAGTCATCCTAACGACAATCACATCATTATTAGTACTGACACTGACTTTGTACAATTAATTGCGCCTAATGTAAAACAGTACAACGGTGTAATGGAAACTACAATTACCCATGAAGGCGTATTTGACGCAAAAGGTAAAAGAGTCATTGACAAGAAAACACAACTACCTAAAGCAATCCCAGATCCAGAGTGGTTGTTGTTTGAAAAATGTATGCGTGGCGATACTAGCGATAATGTCTTCTCAGCATATCCCGGTGTACGCACTAAAGGCACAAGCAAAAAAGTAGGCCTTACTGAAGCGTTTGAAGATCGTAAAAGCAAAGGCTTTTCGTGGAACAACCTAATGCTACAGAGATGGACTGACCACAACGGACTAGAACATCGAGTGCTAGAAGATTACGAACGCAATCGTCGACTCATCGACCTTGCACACCAGCCCGACGATATTAAATCTATTATGGTTGAGAATATTGCAGAAGCAACTAGTGCTAATAAAAACATTAGTCAAGTTGGTCTGCGACTTATGAAGTTTTGCGGACTGTACGATCTAAAGAAGATTTCAGATCAAGCACAAGCATATGCTGAACCTTTAAATGCGAGATACACACTATGACAACAGAACTACATGCTAAACCGATCATCGACAATAAATTTTGGATTGTTGAAAAAGGCGGAGAAAAGTTTGGAACACTTAGGATGAATGATGACAACCGGTTTGTTCTAAGCAATGAATTTGGAATTAAAATTTACGATAACAAAGAAAGTCTAACTCGAGAGTTTGGCAAAGCGTTTTTTGTTGTTAAGATTATTAAAGAAGCAACAGGTGCAGAACCAAATGAAGTCCACGGATATACAACTAGTGCCACTCCGCACAACTCAATGTTTGATATTCAAAGAAAGCTTCCACTCTTTACTAAGAGCGGAGATAGCAAGAGTTTGTACTGTGCTGGATACTATGTTATTAAATTTGAAAAAGGGTGGGTCAAGAGTCACTGTCCCAAACTTATTACATTACAACGCTATGAATATCAAGGTCCGTTTAAAACAGAAATTGAAATGAAGCAGGTACTAGCAAATGTCTCAAAGTAATCTTCCTACTAATCTACCTAGTGTAGAAAAGCTAATTCAGCGGGTAGTTGCTGCCGAACGTAGTCAACAAAAAGATATTCGTATCAGTATTCAAGAAGCTAGAGATCTAACAGCAGAATTAGCTATTATGACTAGCAAATTAGGCAAGACTGTACAAGAAATACATGCTATGTTGTCTGTAATTAAGGAATCAACTACTAATATCGATGTTAAGTTCGACGGGGGCGGCTTTAATTGATATAAATATATACGTGGTTAACTAGGAACACGTATAGTATGAGCAGACCAAAGCCAAAAGTATTGTTAGAACATGCAAATAAAGAAAACTTTAAGATCGAACAGATTCTTAATAGTGAAGCTATCTGGGCGGTTTTCTATAAAGGCCAACCTTTTAATCTAAAGAGTGGTAGTCTAGTTGCTAGCTACCCCGGCCCAAAATATAAGAAAGTAAGTTTTAGCAATCCTGGTCATGCGCATAATCTTGCTAAGAAACTAAATCGTCTTTTTAAAACTGAAGACTTTGAAGTATACAAATTAACCACTGGTGAAAAGGTAGAATAATATGGACATCAAGGATACCTATACTAAGGTATTCTTAGAGGCTGCAGGACAACCAGCCGACTCGGATACGCTCAAACAATATCGCAGTCTGTGGTGGTGGAACGTTCGCGATAAGGACAAAGGCGGGCAACGTTTGAGTGAACACGCATTGACGTTTATCAACGATCATGCTAAAATTAAAACATATAAAGTAGACTTTCCTAAAGACTTTGCTATTACTCCTCAAGTACTAGTTTGGTTGGATAACTTTATTGAATCTCCCTATTTTATAACAAAAAAATATATCATTGTACTACGTGAACGTGCTGCATTCGAGCTTTATCTATTTTCTGGGGATATCCGTAAGATAGGATATAACAAGGCCCTAGCAAAAAGATTTAGCCAAGAATCAGCAACCTAACAACAATAATTTATAAATATTTTCACTATGTTCAATCTCAACCCTATTGCTATTTTAAAACAACGTAGAGTAAGCACATTGCCTCCACATTTTGCCAAAACAAAAATTGGAGAGATGGTACTATTTGATAATGAGTTAATTGATTGGGTTGATGCTAGACTGAAAGGACGATATTGTGTTGTTCGATCACCTGCAATTGATAAAGACGGAAAATTAAAATCTGCCACGTTTGTGGCGTTTGAAGACCAAAAAGAACTAACATACTTTATGTTAGCCTGTCCACATTTAAGGAGAACCTAATATGACAGAAGAAGTTAAAGCAATCGAAGATGTTGCAGTACAGCCAGCTCAAGGAGCACAATCTAGTACTGATCTTAATATCAGCGATCTAGTTGCACTAAAGAGTATTATAGAAGTAGCAAGTCAGCGCGGGGCGTTTAAAGCAGCAGAGCTAGAAGCGGTAGGTAAAACTTTCAATAAGTTAAACACATTCTTAGAATCTGTAGCAAACAAAAAGGAGGCTTAATATGCAGTCATTAAAACACATCGGTAAAATGAAAAACAGCGGTAATAAAGTTATTGTTGTTTTCCGTACATTGCCAGGCGAATCACATATGTCATTAGTGTTGCCTACAGCAACATTGCCAGATCAATATCATAATGCTATTATGGATCTAGTCGAAACTGAGCCTGCACAAGATTCATTTGAATTTGGTGAGCAGATGTTTGTCAAGTATTTCCCAGACGGTAGACCAATGTTGCAGGCTATGCAAATTGATAATCGTATGCAGAAGGTTCCATCTGATTCAGTTATTATGACTCCAACTAATCAGCATAATATGCCGTTGGATCAATTAAATGTATTGATTGCAGAGCAAAAGAATTGCACAATCGACGAGCTATGTAACTTCGTTAAGGGATCAACTCCATCAGTTAAGTTGCGAGAGCAACCGAAGAAAGAAGTTGTACCGGCAGTTGACACTGACATTCCTGCGCCAGTACGTGCTCAAGCTGTATCAAACGAAGCATTGTCTGATAAAGATATTGCTAAAAGTTATCGTAGTCAAGCAGATGCCATGTATAAAGAAGCAGCCAAGCTACGTAAAGATGCAGACGAGTTAGATCCTCCGGCTAAAAAAACAACAAAGGCTAAAGAATCAGTAGATGCCTAGTCGGCTGTTTAAACCTCCAAGACATCTGGTCAAAGAATGGCCAGAAGTCTTTGAGGATCTTTATATGAATACAGTGCCTATAGCTTATCTAGATGTAGTTCATCTAGAGTTTGCTAACGGCAGAGTATGGGAAATTAATATTAAAGAACAGACTATCAGTTTAGACCAAGATACAATTGCTACTAGATTAGTAGAAACGCTTCGAGAATATAAAGACGAGATTGTGAAAATAGAGTTTAAGGTTGATATAGTTAGACTTAAAACCGACATTAATAAATCAACTAAAACTATTTTTTAAGCAATATTTCTAGAAATTAATCGAGCCATTTTTTTAGATGATATTCTTCCAGGATGAGTTAGATCCCTTGCTTGATTATCAATTTCAATCCATGCACTTTCTGTGTAGTGTGCTGTTTGGTCAAAAAAACTAGCAGAATAATACTTGCACCGATTTTTCCAAAGCTCCCTACTTGCAATAGATATGTAGCTAGCTTCTGTCATTGAATGATGGATATTAGTTGCATATTCTTTATACATAGCCGTATCGTCCCACGGACCAGCGTGATCTATCTTGTAATCTTTAAAAATAGTAAATCTATCTATATTTGTCCATAAGTTGACTACAGCATACGGAGTTGGAAAATACTTAGATAGTAATGTTGAGTTTATAAAAGAAAATTGCATAGAAGATGCACTAGCGCCCATATTAACCACTGGTCTATTTAACATTTTAGACAATTGAGCAGTAACTGTTTCATCCTCAGCTAACCCTACTCCTAGTGTGCAAGAACATCCAAATACTACAACAGCATTTTGCCAGTCAATTAAATGCCACTCGTCTGCTCTATAACCATTAAGATTGCAAGCGTATGTTACTTCTTTTGATCGATAATGCCAGTCATCTGGCTGAGTTTGTAAATTTTTCTCAAACAGGGCAGGCGAATCATACGAAGTAAACTTATTTGAATAAATTTGGTGCCCGGGTGTTGCATCGTCTGCGTAATTTAGTATTAAGGATTTTAAAAATTTATAATCAGTTACATAATCAGGCAACGGGCTTGCATTTAGCAACTTATACATATTACGCCGTAATGAATTTAAAAAGTTCTTGTGCAAATAGATCGTGCCCCTTTGCACTAGGATGACAGCATTTGGTTACCCAATAATTAGGAGTTCCCTTGCCATTGTAGTCCCAGTAACCAGTGTGTTCTAGCCCTTCTTGCTTTAGGCATAAGTCCATAAATGTGTTGCAGCCCTGCGGAACAAACATTTTGTCCCATGGCCATTGCTCTACAATTGCGTTAAATATTGTTTGGTCAGCAACAGATCGTCTAGTTGTTTTTTTGTCATGTGCATAGTCTGTATACTTTGTAGTTTGTTGGAGATGATTCCTCTCTACTGTATTTTGAATAATTTCGTTAAATCTTTCTTTTTTATACGATCTATCAAATCCAGGAGTAATTATTAATTTTGCGTTTTTTAGTTTACACCAGTTTTCCAATTCAATAACATTTGATATTTGCTCTAGCATTGCTGACTTTTCGCTGTATATTGCAGTACCGTATCCTTTCCACAGTGTCTTCCGAGGGCTTTTTTCTTGATCTTCATACCAAGGCCAAGCACATTGAAACTGCTGGTGTTCATTGAATTCGTCACTTACAAAATCAAAACGTTCAGGGCCGCTTGGCACATATATAACTATCAACTCGTCAATGTCCTGCCAATTTAGTTGAGGATGAAAATACAAACTTTTAATTGAAGCTCGATTACCCTTACCTCTTAGACCAAAATTAATGGGAGTATAGCCTGCATCAAAATATTTTTTGCATAGTATATTAACAAATGCATTTTGATATTCCATAAATGTCCAATTTATACCTCCAGTTTCTAGTAACAATTCAGGATGATTAGAAAGCAAAGTAGTTTGTTGACTAGCAGTTAAGATAGGACTCATAGGAATTCCGGTCTTTGTCATACTCCATTCATAGTTGTCATAAATTTCTTGATTAACTGCGCCTTGACCTTCAACAAAAGAGCATCCTAAGCTAATGATAGCTTTACGTGTTCTTTTGAGATCAGTATTGATTTCGATAATTTGTTTATTGTACATTATTAGTTTCCAAGAAAATAGTTGTGCAATAAAGTTATAGAACTTGGTAATCGCTTTCTTGTATTTTCTTCTAAGGTTTTAAAATTATGATCTAAAATAGGCTGCATTGATATGAACCATTTTAATTTTTCATCGGAAGACATTGCTTTAATATTTTGTATTATTTTTATAATTGCATCTAGTCTATCCCAAGATTCTAAACTATCATAAGACTCATCAATAAATTCACCAAATGTTTTATATCCTAGCTCTCTAAAATATTTTAAACTATTTTTGTTTCCATACAGTATAAATGGATGATTGACTGCAATTGGCTTAAAACTTTTTTCACTTATAAAGCAAGTATCTTCAGCAAATGATGCTTCACTAACTACACTGATCCAAGTGTCTAATGTTTCTTGCTGATTTAAATCTTGTTCAAACAAGTCGCCCAACGATCCTTCAAATCCTTTTTTATTCTTACTATCAAGATTGTTTCTAGGATACATAGGTAACAAGTTTATAAACGATTTGTATAATTCTGGATCAAGCACTCGACCTTCATAGTGAGAGTTACGATAACTAAAAGAATTCATGCTATTGACGCCATCATTCATTAATTGATTTTCGTATAACTTGCTGAACAGCCAGATTCGGTGGGGACGTGATCGCTTTTGAAATGCGTTGTATACTTTGATGTCTTCTATATTTTTTGTTTTGTATTCTACTTGTTGACTAGATGTTGGCAGAGTTCTTATTTGATTTTCAACAGCGGTTTGTATAAATTCTTCAAATTGTATATTTGGAATTACGCATAGTTTTGATTGGGGTACATTCTCACTGCACCAATTACTATACTGTTCAATAACTGCAAGATTGCCAGTTACATATATTACTTGAGTTGGGTTTATATTGTAATGAGAACAGCAGTCGTGAAACCACTTAAACAGCCAAATAGTATGATAGCCTTCATGCGATTGATCTAATAGTAAGTAGCATTTCTTTTTGCGAATTGCTGATAGTTGCTTTTCGCTTAGATAGGCAAATACTGATTTTCGTTCAGACATATAAGAATCATACTGCGTGTTTAGCTCAGTATACCCGCACCAATCCCACGGTGAATGTGCTACTCCGGTTGATATAATGTACTTGTCATATAATTTTTTATTTTTTGATAAATCTACTTTTACAGATATGCTGTTAAGACCGGACAGAGGCTGCTTTGTAGTTTTCCATCTAATTAAAGAAGATACAAACGGACTAGTAGTAAATCGTCGTATACCTGATGAGTTAACATCTGGACATTCTAAAAAATTTGTTTGTTCTTGAGTGTTTTCAAAAAGAAAATTCATAATCTATTCCACTGTTCTACATTATTGCCATTAGTAATGCTTCGCCTCTTTATTAAGTCTAATACTTCAAGATTATTTTTTTGATCCGAAGTAGGAGAAAAAAGTGCTCTGTTTCGAGTATTGGTGTCAGTTGGCGGATCTGTTAGGTAATATATTGCTAGACTGTTTCTTGATATATTTAGTGGGCATGAAACAGTAGTTGCTAGTCCGTGCCAGAACGACTGGGCAGTATCAAAGAAAATTGCTCTATTAAAGATAGGAGATATTTGTTTAATTAGATGAGTGGGAGCAGTGCCATCACTTCCCCATATGCCAAAATCTCCTCCCCATTCTAGTTGCCAATTAGGAGTAAGGTAGATAAGAAGATTGTACTTTCTCTGTAGGCCTAATTTAGGATGAAGATTATAATCAAGATGCGGATTTAGTTTACCGCCATCTGGATGAGAATGTAAGCCACCTCCGTGGATTCCTGGATCAGAATATAGCGTGCCGCAATCTGTGTATGTCAATAGTACGTCTATAAATGTAGGTGAATTAAGATATGTTATTAGTTGGTAGATACTCGCAGGGAATCTATCCCATATATTACAAGTACGCTTCAGTTCAATTTGATTATCATAGTTACCGTTAAATAATCCAGAATCATACGCAAGAAAATCTGCTGCTATCTGGGTAGCAACATCTTCATTTAAAAAATTATCAATTACACAGTGTGAATATTTTTCTTTATGAAAATTATCAAATGATGTTGATAAATTATTAATATTGATTAAACTATTAGCCATCTATTATTTTTTAATGTCCAGCGAACAACTTCTTCTAATCTTTCATATGCTGGCTGCGGTTCCCATCCTAACTGTTTCATCTTAGTACCATCTAGTGCATATCGCAAATCGTGGCCAGGTCGACTAGTGTGGAAATCACACATTTCGTAGTTGAGCTGTTTGTCTTGAACTTCAGCAATAAACTGTGCTAATTTTAAATTGTCAATCTCTGTAGATCCTACAATATTGAATTTTTGACATTTTGCGCCACCGTAGTCTGGTTCTAATTTACTAAGGTCAGTATGATATAAAAACATCAATGCATCTGCAACGTCTCGAGCATGTATGTAATGCCTTGATCCGGCAATTGTTTTTTCTGCGTTAGCATGTACTGTAATTTTTTCGTTATCTCGAACACCTCTGATACACATAGGAATATACTTTTCAGGATGTTGTCTTTCCCCAAATACATTCATAGTGTGGGTAACAATTGCTGGAAGGCCGTAGGTATTCTCGTATGCAACTACCATTTCTTCTGCGGCAGCTTTGCTAGCACTGTAAGGATTGGTGCTGTTATATCTGTCATTTTCTTTGTAGCTAACTCCAACAGGTGCTGGACCAAAAATTTCATCTGTTGAAAAATATGCAAATAGATCTAAACTATCTAAATTACGAGCATAGTCCATTAGATTAACAGTGCCCACTATATTATCTTGTACGAATTCCATAGGATACGCAATAGATCGGTCGACGTGACTGCCTGCTGCAAGGTGCGCTATTAAATCAACTTTTCCAATCATTGATCTAATTTGAGAATTTAGTTCTGCCTTTAGATCGTGATGAACTACCCGTACACGTTTGCGCTCGATTGCCGGGTGAGCCATTACTACTTCGTTCAATCTATTTAAATTGCCACTATAATCTAATCGATCAAGGGTTACTATTTTCCAATCAGTTTCGGTTAAAATTTTATCAACTAAATGGTGAGCTATAAACCCGGCGCCGCCTGTAATTAAAATTGTTTTGCTCATAGTGTCCTTATTCTGTTTGTCCGCAATCAAAATAGAAGTTTTCCAATTCTGGAAATGTTTCTAAGAAATTAGTACCGCGTCTGCGGTCGTATTCTGTAAACCAATTAAAGAAGTCTCGTTTGCCTTCTTTTAGTTTTTCTGGGGTATAGATAGCTGATTCCATGTATTTTACTACTCTTAGGAATTTTTCATACTCTAAGTCGTTGAATTTGCTACGGTTTTTATCGTCTAGATTGGCTAGAATGAAGTCTAGATGTCTTTGCATGTAAGGCATAAACTCATCTTTAGGCAATAAATTCATGTCGTATTGTAATGGCTCTTTTAAGAACGGAGTGTCAAAGCGTATACGCTGCCATTTGTTCTGATCAAAGCCATTATACTTAACACGCCATTCTAAGATCTTTTCTAGTAAACTTTGGAAGTTTGTTACTGTTAGAATATTAAAGGTACACATAAATGTAACCGGTAACGTGGTCTTAGTTAGATATGTATCTAAGTTCTTTTCCCAAACAGTTAAATCTAGCCCTGTGCGTATGTATTCCGCTTGCGGTCCCCATGTATCCATGCTAGTAAAAATCTTAAAGTCTTTAATTGCACCTTTAGCTAAGAGAGCATTTACCTTTTCTACTAATCGATCGATAAGTATCGTCTTAACTCCGAAGTTGCTATTAATATTAAGCTCGAGATTAGGTTTAGGATTATTATCAAGCTCATCTAAGAGTCTCCAAGTTGATTTTTGTAATAGCGGTTCGCCGCCAGTAATTCGTAATATTGTTAAGGTCTTACTAACCTCGGGCCACCACTTCCACCATGCTTCTACGTAGGGATTAGTATCTTCTTCATAGACAGTGAACCAGTTAATATCATTGCGGTGATTTTTAACCATATCATACGGTCCAAAATCTTTGATCTCTTTGTGGTATGCACTGCTATGCTTAGGATGGCAGTATCCGCATTTGAAATTGCATTCATTACCAAAACTTACCTCAATGTATTGTGGATTTACAGGAGCTAGAGGATTAGCTTTTATAGCTCCGAGTCTTTCCTCAGTATAGATACTTGCGTTACGCTCCTTGCGATCGCTAATATAATCCTCCCCCATTGCTTCAATGTTCCAGCAATAATTGCAACCACTAGGCTTTTTGCCTGCAATCATTTCAGCACGTTCACTAATTTTTTCTTTAGTATTATGTAATGCGCTTGGGTCTAGTGCAATTTCAGCCAAAGGAATTTTGTGAGGTGCAGGATGGTAGCAACTGTGTGTTTCTCCCGTTTGCAAATAGATAGTAGTGTGATGCCATTTGGCCAAACAGAAAGTTGGACTAACTTCTTTCATTATGGGAATGAATTTTTGTATGCGTTGTTTATCGTCCATAGAACTGTTCCTCTAACCATTTAAAATTATTAATCTTTTTTAATGCTTCTACATCTAATTTATTTTCTTCACCGTACTTGCGGCCAGCAATTGCTCCTGCAAGTACATCGATGTCTGTGCCAACTGTACACCAGGTGTTTAATCGTTGTTGAGTTTCAGTATCGTCTTGTCTATCAATAACGCGACTAGATAATTTACAACATTCTCTAAATGCACTTTTCCAACTGTTAAAAGGATCAGTGTTAAATGCAGTAATGTTACTGATCTCTTCCATGGCCTTAAACAGCGGACTAATGCTTGTTGTCATGTCAGGTCTAGCTAAGTCCATAGTCATAGTCAACTTCTTAGGAAGTAGTTTAACTCCGCCGTATCCGTATTCTAGTCCATTAACTGGATTTTGGCTGCGCCAAACATGTACACATTCTAGATCGTATTTGCTTACTACATAATTAAAGTTGAATGTGTCTACAATTACAGCATCGCCGTCAACTACCCAAAACATCTTAGTAAAGGCTTTCCTAGCTGCTGCAATGTGTGCCTGGTGTATTCCTGTAACTCCGCTAACTCGTTGAGCGTAGGGAAATCTTGCCTTTAGTTTATTAAAGTTTTCGTCCGCGTTAGGCTCACTGTAACTAATGAAGATTATATCGTATTTCATTGTCGGTAATAAGTTAAGCCTAAATTAATTGTTTCATCATAAAGCGCTAATGTGTACTTACTCTGTTCTGCATTTAACCAAGGCCACTTAAGACCTAGCTCTTGTTTAATCTTTTCACCTAGCACTTGTGCATCGGCTTCGACGTCGATGTGGTTAACTTTTTCTTCGTAGATATCTTTTAATAGCTCGAAGTCTCTAACATCTACATAGTTCCAATCTGTACAGTTAGTCATGTATGTTCCCATACGTGTGCCAAGGATTGCATAGGCACCGTGTTCTTCGTGCATACCTACAGTCGACCACATACGCAGTCTATGAATATTATGCCACCAAATACGTTCTTGTATTTCTTGTGCTGGCACTTTTTCGCCGTCAAGCAGAGTCATTTTAACACCTTCACGAAACCCTGCTCTCCACGCTTGAAAAGGCGATCCTGTAATAATGCTGTCACTATAGATCTTTGGAAAGTTCTTGTATCCATCTTCCCAACAAAAATCAACTTGGGCACGATCGCTTTCTGCTGCTTCGTGTGTGCGCATGTTTAACACAAACTCTTTTTTCCAAATCTTTAGGCCGCCGTTACCATAACGTAAACCGTTGATAGAATTTCTAGCACACCATCCGTAGACTTGTATCTTAGGATCGCTCATGTCTAGTTCTAGATCAAAGAATTTAGGATCTACCATATTGTCTGCATCAACTGTAATGAACCAATCAGTATCGCTTAACTCAGCTGCTGCTTTATGAGCAGTGTCACTGCCTTTAACTCCATGTACACGTTTAGCCCATGGTGCTTTATTGCATAAATCTGCGTAATGCAAATCTGCATTAGGCTCATCATAACTTAGAAAAATAATATCAAATTCAACTATTCTCATAATTTTTCAATCACGTAATTTTTAAAAACACGCCTAGTATATATACTAAACTTTACTGGTAAATTTGTTACATCAACTGTGTGAGATTTTGCTATAATATCAGCAAGTGTTACAACAACAGACTGATAAAGTATATTAGGATCATTGTATTCTGTTATAAAAAAATGAAGCTGCATGTCCCTATCCCATCTAACTTCTCTTTTCTTTACCGGTTGGAACTTCTTATCTAAAATATAAGTTCCATATAATTCTTCCGTTAGTTGAAAAACTATAGTGTTATTATCGTATGTAATGTGAAGGTCTGGTTTTTCTATATTGCTCCATCGACTATCAACTATTCTATGCAGCACATCGTCCATTTTAAGCTCTGTCCTGCGTCCAGTTAGCTCTAGAGTATTTGATGTAGGGTCAACAAAACACGCATGTATCTTTGTTCTGCCTTCTATTATAGAAAGTGCAGTTTCGTCATCGAGATCTAAGGTAAACTTTTCTTCAGGAAACGCATAAGACGGTCCGACACTGGTTACTTCCCCAGTATCAGGATCAAATACTGCAACGTACTTAATTTCAGGCATTTCTATATTTGCCATCAATGTTTCTAAGTCACTCATTTCTTCCATGCTAGTTCCTCTAAGATGTTTATCATTTCGGTTGTAATTAAATCTTTTTCAACATAGTGTACAATATCATTCTGCTGATAATTTCCTATTTTTAATTTTCCCTGTTTATTAAAATAAAATCCAACATGATCAGAACACCTGTCGGCAGGCCATGGCCAATTCTGTACTAGCGGTTTTAGATGCACTACCCTAGGAAATTCTAAATCATAGGCAATTATATCTTCTATTCCTAAAATCTTTGCACTAAGGGCAAACGCTTCATCTGTCCCTACTACTTTTGGTTTAAGTGCAGTAAGAAACAAGTTAGAAAACTCCTTGGGATTTTTAATAATATAACGTCCAAGAGTAAAGAACTCATTAACTAGTGTACTATCTTTCTTAAAGAATGTAAAGAATGAATATAAATTTGGCAGATTATTTTTGGTAAAAGTTTTACGATAGTCGTCGCTAGTTACTATCTCACCTCGATATGTGTAGCTTTTATTTGGAATATATAACTTATTATTTTCAATGAAATAATCAATCCAGTGACTATAATCTTTTAGAAACAACATATCAACATCTAAACAGACAGTGTACTCAAACGGGGTTAGCTTATCCATCCAACTACGACCGTTCCAAAAAGTTTCTTGATCCCACGGAATAATGTGATCAAATACCCATTTAGATTCAAATCTATCTAAGTCGGCAGGATTGTCAATTACTATTGCAACCTTATCGTACCCTTCTTTTTGTGTATTCTTAATACTTAATGCTAATGCATACGCTAGTTTAGCATAGTCAACTGTTTCGTGCTTGGCTACAAATATTAGATATCCAAAGTTCATATTAACCTCAATAGAGATTTTGCATTTCTCACAATGCTTTCTTTGTTCATAACATGCACATCGATATCTTTAATTGCTGCTGCGCAAAATTTATCGTTTAAATTTGCATTGATTAGAAAAATTAATTTTCCAGAGTCGTCTACGCTGTGTAATATGTCTTTGTCAATAGCAGTTAATAACTTTGGCAGGCTAATGCGTTTATCAGTTTTAAACCCAAAAAGTATGTGATTAGCAACACTAAATGCAATATCATTTCGATATTGTTTTGTATCAAATCTAAACAGATCTCCGTAGTATTGATAGTTTTCTCTAACGAAATTTACTAGGTCAAAAAATCTTTTTCCGTTTTTATTTTTAGTAAACATCACAGTGGTAGCCCAAAACATGTGTACTCCAGTATCAGAAATATACTTGTCATGATAACCCATGCGTGATTGGCTGTAAAAATCTAACATTGATTCTGCTATTAGGACATCTTCATCTACTTCCCAATATTCATTTAATCTATCTGAAAATATTAAAAAATCACTATCAAGCAGTAATGTCCTATCATACGGTGTTAGGTCGTAGGCGCTGGCACGATTAGAATTTACAAAAGGCACGATTTTCTTACTTGTACCATCATGTAGATTGCGATAGTTATTAGTAACAGGTTTTTCTACTTGGATAATTTGATCAAATACTTCTACAGCTCTACTATAAATGTTAGAAGTTTTCATCCACTCAATAGTAGATTCATCACTAACTAGAGATACTGGGACTTGTAAATTCTTTTTAACTAGCCCTGCAGATATTATAGACAGTAAAGCGTAATCAACCTCTCTGTTATTATGTGCAAATATTAGTGCGCCGCATTTCATAGATCTAACAATTTTTCTACTGATCTACTTTTTTTTAACTCTTGGTATTGATCGTAGTACTCAAAAGTAGTAGTATAGTATCTGTCTAAGATTTTATCGCGGAAATCTTCGAGATTAGTAATAAGAATAGGATTATCGTTTGAATCAATTAACGGCACGCCTCCAGTGCGCCCTCTATCTACTAACATTTGCACATAGGCAATTAAAGATTTATCAATTTTAAAGATGCCTCCGCTAACGCCGTAAGTTAGTTTGGCTTCAATTTTTTCTTTAAGTGTTTGTCGTTGGATTGAAAATGTCTGGCGATAATTGGCAAAGTCCAGAGCTTGTTTGAGTTGATCGTCCATTGTTTCTCCTAATTAACATAGCAGTTTATTTATTTGCGATGCTGCTAGAGAGAAATATTTTAAGCGCTAATTGCACCCAATGTTACAGTAGGATCTTCTACTACAAAACTACCAGCGCTTGCTGGAACAAGTGTTCCTGTAGCATACAATGTAGAAACTGCAAGGGTTAATGTTCCGTCTACGCTATCGCCGGGTGCAGGTGCGCCAGGATCAACATAGTTATCCTGCCAATAGACTAAAAGTTCAATTTGAGAAGCGGTGCCGTTGCTATTATCGGCAACACTTGGACTTCTGGCAAATATTCTAAAAGTGTTTGCGCCGTATGGACTAGAAGCAGAAGCTGCATACCATGCTGCGTAAGTATTAGATAATCGGTAAAAGTTAGTTCCATTGTTTGGTTCTGTACCAGTTCCAGGGGCATTCCCGCCAAATATAGGACCTGCACCACCGTTGATAGAACTAACTGTGTTTAACAAATTTGTCCAGCCTGTATTTTGTCCAGATGACGTTCCACCTGTCCTAGTTGAATTAAATCTTATCTGGCCGCCTGAATTGAAAAAATACCTAGCTTGTGCCGGCGAAGTAAATGTTACAGTAACAACAGCCTGCGCTAATGTATTCCAGCTGTTTCCGTACGGTCCAGGCCATGCGGTGCTCGTACTGCCTTTAGATCGTGTTGCACTTTGACCTGCTGCAATATTAAATTTGTTAGCAACGATTGTATTAGCAATTGTATCGTATTGAAAATTTGGCTTGGCTGCGTTGTATCGAACTATTTCGTTTTCTGCAATTGATCCTAAAGACGGTGCGCTACCTGTTTGATGATAATAGGCATTGTATATATCGAAAAACAAATTCGTCCAATCATTTACTCCTACTTTAGTTGATTGTGAAAGTGCAGAACTTTTAATCAGTTGTCCGTAGCCTGAATTACCAGATCCTGTGCCTAATATCTCGATAACTTTGTTTCTAATATCGTTATAATCTGCGAATTTAATTTTATCATTTACAGCCATGTATTAACTTTCCTCTACTCTATTTAACAATGTTAACTTGCGGTAATGCTAGATAGTGAATAGCTAGGACTAGTTATTGTAAACGGTGAACCACTAGGTATTAGTGTTCCGGTAGCTTTTAATTCACTAATTGCAATTGATAGTGTTCCATTAACTAGATCTGCTGTATTAGCGTAGTTATCTTGCCAAGTTATTTTAAAAGTAACCGATGTAGCTGTTCCAGTTGAGTTATTAGCAACATTGCATAATGCAGCTAATTGACAAAAATTATTAGAATAAGGAGTACTTTGAGCAAGTTGATAAAATGGTTGGTAGCTTGATGTTAGTGTATAAAAATTAGCAAGACTAGGAGTGGCGCCACCGAACGCTTGTGTGCCAACTGCTGCTAATAATTCTGTCCAAGCATTGTTTTGTGGCGTACTTGATCCTGCAGATCGGCTGCTAAAAAATTGAATTTTGCCACCGCTGTTAAAAAAATATCTAGCTTCGTTTGCTGTGCCAAATACAATTGTTAAGGTGCATGATGCTTGCGTACTCCAACTGCTACTGTAGGAGGTATTAGCTTTTGATGAAATAATTAATTGGTTAGCTCCGATATTAAATCTTGCTAGATCTGCTTGAGCAGCAATTGTTTCATAGTTAGTGTTTGGGTTGCTAGCACCGTATCGAATGACATCACCTGGTTGTAAAGTAACAATAGGAGGTTCAATTCCGTCCTGGTGTGTCTTTACATTTATTAAATCGTATCTAAGTAAATCCCAATGAGATTTAAGGATAGTATTCCCAGACGTCACAGCTGAGCTACTTGTTGCTTGTCCGTAGCCTCTACTACCAAGACCAGGACCTAATAATGTAACCGCTTTGTTGCGGATTGCATTATAGTCAAGATTTGAAATTCTTGCAGGAGTCTGTGAATCTAACTTTGCCATATTATAGTACCAATACTTCGATTACTTTTGCACCTTCGTCATCACTGCTTTCTAGTGCAACAGCAAATACTCCGCTTGCATGTGGCGCTGCTATTATAGCACATCCATCATTTGATGCTACTAGCTCGTCACCTTTCTTAATACAACCAACTACTTTACAAGGAACACGCCCTTTAAGTGCAACATACACACCGCCTTCTAGATCTTTGTTCATCATATAGGCAGGATTGGTACTAATTACTCCAATAGCACGGTTACCTAACATGCTAGCAGTAACTTCTGCGTTACCGCCAATGCACATAACAGTGCCAGGAGCATATTCTGCATCTGGTAAATATTTTTCTGCCAAGTCAGCGTACCTAGCTGCTGCTGCTGTTCCTTGAAATATCGATCCATAAATATCACCTGCACTATCTCTAACTGCAATAGTATTGATATCAGCTGATGTAGAAGAAGATCGATATATTGCTCCAACTAATAGTTGGTCAGCACTGTTTGATGTTCCTATAAATTTTCTAGCTGTGATATCACCGTCTGTACTTCTAACAGGAATTGAACTTTTATCAGCGGTACTAGGCAATGTTACTGATGGGCTGTTCTCTCCTAACTTGCTAGCATTGTCTGAGTTACCAGTTAAGTTTCCTTGCACGTTTCCAAATAATGTTCCTCTGAGTATTGCACCAGCATAGCCAATTTCTTTTGAGCTACCATTAATCATCACTGTAGAATCAGTTGCTATTAGATTGCCAATATGATTTCCAGTGGAATTTCCAGTAATGTTACCAACTAAGTTAGCTGCTACTGTAGTTGCATATATGTTACGCCATATTGAACTAGTAGTTCCTAGATCGTATGTGCTAGTCTGTGACGGCGTTATACCAGTGTCGCTAAACACTGCAACATCTTTAGCAATTGACCCGATTGGGTTCGTGATCCGTACAGTAATTGTTTCGCCAATTTGATTTTCAATAAGAGCACCTGCGTTTGGATCAATCCAAAGGCGTATGTCGCTATCTACACCGATAGTTATTCCAGCGTCAGTTGCAAAATTAACTCCAGACGTAAACGAATTTTCGCCGCGTTGTAAGAACTGGGTTGCCAACACTCCCCCTAATCTTAAAGAGTTAGATGCTGTTCCCCATACTAATTCATCGCTTGACCCTACTCCGGAGCTATTTGTATTAATTAATGTAATACCTTTCTTGATTAAAGTAAATCCAGTAATAGGATTCACTCCGCTGTTAAGCGTAAATTCGTCTTGGCTTACAATTGCTATAGTTTTGGTTGTCGTGCCGCCGGCGATAAATTTAAGAATAGTATGACTAGAGTTTAACGTATCTTTAACTACTTGGGCAATTACTGAACTTGTACCTAAATCTGGACTAGCTGCTGGACCAACTAGTATAAAGTCGGTTCCGGTATATGCATACAACTGTTTAGCAGAGCTATCCCACCAAAATTCACCTATTGCTAATCCGCTAGGTGCAGTAGCTGCTACTTCGG